TATTATATCGGCAGCATTGATCGCACCCGTCGCAGTAATGTTACTGGCGTTGGTGGTGATGTTCGACGTATTGGTCGAGATATTCGACGTGTTCGTTGAGATGTTTGAAGTGTTCGTCGAGATGTTCGAAGTGTTCGTTGAAATGTTCGAGGTATTCGTTGAGATATTACTAGTATTTGTCGCAGCCACTCCAGAAACTTCTAAAATATCAGCTGCATTGATATCTCCAGTAGCAGTAATATTAGTGGAGTTTGTTGCAATATTAGATGTGTTAGTAGTAATAGTACTTTGAAGAACCCCAGAAAGATCATAGACCGCATTAGGGGTAATAGCTCTATCTACAGTACCGTCAGTAGCTGAATCTTGAAGTTGTACCACACCAATATTAGAAGTAGTAGCGCCAGAGACATCCACTGTTACATTACTATTAGCACCACCATCTGTGAGTTGCAATCCAGTACCAACAACCAAAACTCTCTCATCTGACAAACTAGCACTAGCCGCTAAAGTAACATATTCAGCATTAGTAGGGGCACCGCCGCCTCCACCGCCTCCTCCTCCACTAGCCTCTGCCCACTTAGTAGTACCATCCGCGTTGGATGTAAGTACATATCCGCTTATACCTGCGTCTGCGTTTGGTAAAGCGTAACCTGCAATGGTTAGGGTATTAGAACTTTTGTTCCACGTAAAATCACTATCGCCACCAAACGAACCACCATCGTTAAATTGAACCTCAGTGTCTGAACCATCAGGTGTTGTATGTCCAATTGCGATTCCAGAGACTGTCAAAATGTCTGCGGCATTAATCGCACCTGTTGCTGTAATCGTTGTCGCATTCGTCGAAATGTTAGAAGTGTTGGTCGAGATATTGCTCGCATTCGTAGCAACGTCCCCAGACACCTCTAGGATATCAGCAGCATTGATCGCACCGGTTGCCGTAATGTTTGTGGCATTGGTAGAGATGTTGGAAGTGTTGGTCGAAATATTCGAGGTGTTGGTCGAAATATTGGACGTGTTGGTCGAAATATTAGAAGTGTTCGTCGAGATGCTACTCGTGTTCGTAGCAACGTCCCCAGACACCTCTAGGATGTCAGCAGCGTTAATCGCACCCGTCGCTGTAATGTTACTAGCGTTGGTTGTGATGTTCGACGTATTGGTCGAGATATTCGAGGTGTTCGTTGAGATGTTTGAGGTGTTCGTCGAAATATTTGAGGTGTTCGTAGAAATGTTACAAGCATTCGTCGCAGCAACCCCAGACACCTCTATTATATCAGCAGCGTTAATCGCACCCGTGTCAGCAATATTGTTAGTGATACCCGCAACGACACCAGAAACCTCTAGTATATCAGCGGCATTAATCTCACCTGTTGCAGTAATATTGGTAGCGTTGGTTGCAATGTTTGAGGCGTTGGTCGAGATACTGCTCGTGTTGGTAGCAGCTACGCCAGATACCTCTAGAATATCTGCAGCATTAATCTCACCCGTCGCTGTAATATTACTGGCGTTGGTGGAGATGTTCGACGTATTAGTCGAGATGTTGACGGTATTAGCTGTAATACCCGCAGCGTTCGTTGCGCCTGTTGCAGCTATGTTGGTGGTATTAGTCGCAATGTTAGCTGCATTAGTTGCACCCGTTGCAGCAATGTTCGTAACGTTAGTTGCAATGTTCGACGTATTCGTCGAAATGTTACTAGCATTAGTTACTGTCAATCCAGAGACAGTATTTATATCAGCAGTCGGAGAAGTAGTCTGAGTAGTTCCGTCATTAAAAGTAATAGTTGTACTATCTAAAAGAAGAGTTCCATCTCCTACCTTTAAATAGTCAAAAGCTCCAGTACCCGATACATGTAATGGATACTCAGGATCAATCCCAATTCCTACATAATTACCAGAAGTTCTACTAACAACCTTATCAGCAGAATATGTAATAAAAACTGTCGCACCGCCGCCCAAGTTTATTTTGCTATTGTCGCTATTTGAACTGGAAAAAACTTCAGCTCTAGACAGAGTATTTCCCGCACTAGTATACGTACCGATTCCAATTTCAAAATCATTGTTCTCAGTAATAGTATAATAAGTAGAATTTCCATTACCAATTCCCGAAATAGCTACAAAGCCATCTACGGCACCACCCAGCGTTATAGAGCCAGATCCCGTAGTAGTAGTAGTTTCCTTCGCGCGATCTAGAAATCTAATGGGAGGGTGCGACATTTTTATTTATTCCATATTGTTTAAGGATTATCAGGATCAACAACAGAAGGTGGAGCAGGTACATTACCAGCTGCGTCTTCTTTAGCTTTCTTTACCTCATAAGCATGAGTATTATTAATTAAATAATCTCTAGTCATTCTATTAGCAAATTGATGAGTCGTCTCCGGGTTTGGAATAGTTGGAGGAACATCAGGATCTGGAGGATCTAACATAGGATCATAAGCAGGATTAGGTATTATAGCCTGATACCTGTAATTAACACACATTGCCGTAATGACGCGTTCCACAGCATCATCGGCAATCTCTACACAAAATGTTGCCATTATACAAGCTCCTAAAAAAAAAGCCAGCGGCAGCGTGTGCCACCACCGGCTCTATGTGTAAACATCTACAAACAATATTAGAATGCGCCCAAGAGGACCCTTCTAGTATCGAGTGCGGCGAAGCCATGCTCAGCCCAACCGTACATACCAGCACGTCGTTGACGATGAAGTGCTTCATCTTCAAAGACCTGAACCGGAGCGCGCACAGGCATAACAAAGCTATCGTTATTTCTCAAGTCCAAACCAACCACAATCTCGTTCTTGCCAGCGGGCATTGTGCCGCTAAGATCGGTAGTGTAGAAGTTTTGATATTCTTGACCTTCACCAAGCTCATCGAGCGTATGAAGATTGACTTGGAAGATTCGCACAAGCAAACCGCCTTCGCCAACGATGAGGTCACGGCGGGTAACCGGATCAACTTCATCCACACCCCAGTTACGAATGTCTTCATGACCTTCGGGGCTGATGTAGAGATCAGTCAACTCACCACGATTAATCGACGTGGAGTTACCACCGCCATTACGACGCATAACAACTTTCAACAACGACACGAGTCGTTTGCTGAACATGCCGCTGGAAGCATCGCCATCATAAATCAAGATATTACGATCAGCACCAGCTGATAGCAATGTGTGCCAACCGTCGTCGTTCATCTTCTTGACAAACTGACCTTGGAGCACATCCATCGCACGACCAACCACATCCCAACGGGCATCGCGAGCGTACTTAAGCAACCAGTCAATGGAAGCACCAACATCATATGTCGGAACCATGACGTAATCGCCTTCGACGTGTCGCTCTGGAATACGACCGTGATTAGGAATGGTAAACGCTACGAATTCCTTCTCCGTACCAGGAGCGAGGAAATCGAGTGGAAATTCAGCAGTAGCGCCGGGTTGCAAATTGATAGCTTCAAAAATACCATCAAGGATATTACCACTCATGACGCCTTGACGAAGAGGAAGCTCAAGGGCTTTAGCCAATTCAGAAGTGGCAGCCAAAGATTCTTCTCTCTGCAAAGAACCGGCTCTCGACAGGAGCTGGTTCATTTCTGGGGTAGGTTCAAAAAACTTTTTGCTCATTCTAGTATCTCCTAATATGTTATTTTATTTATACAATGTTAATCTGAAGCTTAGCGTAACCGTCAGAATCTTTCTTAGACAACCAACGACCTACCTGAGCACTATGGCTACTAGCCGCAGCAGAACAGAAACGACCGTCATCCACAAAGTGAGCAGCGTCACCTAGTGTAATAGCGCCAGAAATCTGATCAGTAACAACAAAACCAGCTCTGAGCAAGAGAACCTTGCCACCCTTTTGCATCTCATCTTGGTCATAATTAATATGCTGTCGAGTGAGATCCAAGTCAACCACATCGTTTAATAGAAGACCTACAGGTTTGTCGCCTACGGCTGACGCAACTTTAACAGCCGCTTCGGACTGATCCATTGCCGCCCCAGAACCCTGCGTGCTTGCAACACACATAACACCGCGCTCAGACGTTTCATTCATGAAAAAGCTAAGGTCGGTTAAAAATTCATTTCTAGTCGGTCTCAATGCCATTTTTTTATCTCCTGACTATTTTAGATTATTTATTTAGAATATGATCAGTAACCCACTCTTGAAGACCAGCACGTACTGTGTCAATCTCTTCAGCTTGGGCTTCTTCAGTATCAGCTTCAACAGCCAAGTCCACAGACTCTTCTGCTTCTGCAGTTTCAAGAACTTCCTCATCGGAAGCTACAGCTTCTTCTTCAACTTCTTCTTCAGCTTGAGCTTCGGTCTCTTCAGCTTTAACTTCTTCTTCAACCTCTTCGGGTTTAACAGAAGCAACTGTTTCAACCATCACTGTAAACTGATCGTCAGTCAAAGAATCAAAAACTTCCATCTTAGCTTCAGCGTCTTCTTGAGTAAGACCAGCGCCAATCAAAGCAGCCACTCTCTTCTCAATCTTCTGCTGTTGCTCAATTGCTTGAAGAGCCGACTCTGACTTAGTCAAAGATTCGGTTGCTTCAGTCAATTGTGTTTGGAGAGTTGTAATCTCTTCATCTTTAGAGGCTGTTGCCTCTTCACTAGCCTTAAGATCTACCGCAAGAGTTTGCAGATTATCTGTCAACTCTTTAATTTGCACATCGTATTTCTCAAGATTAGCTTTAGAAAGCTTATCAGTCAGCTCTTTATTGTCTGCTTGTACAGCAGCCAGAGCGTCCTTAAGCTCTTTGACTTGATCATTTAAAAGATCAGTACTCATAGTATCAGTCTCCTTCAAAACAATAGATTGATTTTTCTTTTCTACTGATATAGATACACCATTATCGACAGAAAAGAGATTTTTAGACGAAATAGAAACATTGTTGAACTCGGTCAACTTACTCTTGTCAAAAATAATACTGTCTGGATTAGCGGGCCTGTTGACAAATCCTTTACCACTAAAGACAATATTTCGTAAAAGTCTTCCAACCTTGTGGTCTTCATATCCTCCACTCCCTCCATAAGCCCTAAGATGTTTAGTAAGAAACGCAGTTTCATCATTACGAGCAAGAACATGTCTCTTCCCGCCTGGATCTACTACCGCATAATCAAATCCACTAAATAAACACTCCATGGATACAAACTTATTTCCCGCTTCAATTTCTTTAATCAAATTCTCAGCTCTAGTTTGATAAGCTGGGTCCTGCCACTGTCTATAAATAACAGAGGCTACCAATATATGATAATAGTCAGGTAGGTTATCTGAACCACTATCTTTGTCAATAACTTTCATATTTTTATCAACTGACCAGTTATCAACAATGCCCCCGACGATTTGGCGTTCGTCGTGCTCTAGGTTCGCAGGTTTATACTTGGGTGTGTTCTGAGCTGCCCAAACTTCTGTTTTATCAAAAACATCGTCATTCTTATTCCATGAGGTTGTAACCAAAATAGAATAAACATGATAAATATCTTTGTCATCTACAGCTGCCGTTGATATCGAAAGATTATCAAAGGCTTGTGCTAGATCTTGCTTCTCATCCAATAAGATAGGAGATTCATAAGCAATAGAAGATTGGGTTTTAATTTGATGCTCTAAACCAGCCTCTTTTTCGGCAGCAAATACTTGCATCTTTGTCTCCATTACCTAGTTTTATAATCAGCATAAAAGGAAGCTCTAATGCCTCGAATTTCTTCTATACTTAATTTTCTTTGAATATTTTCAGAAGCGGATTGTATCCATTCCCTACATTCTATACGTACACCATCTGACGACTTTTCCTTTAATCCTGCAAAAACATTTTCATTAGATAGCTCTTGCAGACACTCTAAATTACACAAAACCTCAAATTTAATCTCTTCGGTTTGCTGGAATTCTTTAGCTGTTAAGCTTCTCATGTTCTTTTTATTAAAATGCTTAAGTAAGCCAGGATTAAGCACTTTAGCTATTTTAGACTGAGCATCCTTGGCCCATAATTCAACAGCTGCCTTATTTTTAGGCTTAAAGGTTCTAGGCTTTCTACCATTCTGATCTCGCGTATTCGGAGGTCTTCCGGCATCACCAGGAGGTACAGGAGCCTGTTGTCTAGGAGCATTTCTCTTGGTTTGCTTATTTCTCATTTCCAAAGCAGAGTTGTCCCCTTTCTTCTTGTCTTGCAGTTCCATACCCACTTGAGTAGGAGATACAACCCCAGTTTGCAATGCAATCTTCTCCAAGCCATATTCTTTATCTACAGCATGATAGGGACTGATTTTCTCCATATCTTTTCTAATCCTAGTTCTTTCTTCTTCCACCACTCGTCGCCTTTCAATATCAGGCTTAGCCTTAATATGACGCTGAACAAACTCGTCACTAACAATATTTCTGTCTGCCATTCCCACCAATAAATTAGTCATGGCGGCTGGATCATCTAAGTACATATAATCAAATTCAATCTGAGCTGGAAATCTAAAGCCCATTGATTTTTTGACAATATTTAATTGTTCATTCCAAAACTCTAAAACAATACCTCTAATATAGTTTAGACGTTCGGTCAAGGTTTTTAAAGAAATAAAGTTATTAGTAGTTCCCGTAGCGCCAAACGTCCCCGTCAACGTAGGAGGAATACCCAAGCACGCATAGATAGCCATAAGAGTAGGACGATACTTTTCTTCTCCTAGAAACCTTTGTACATCAGTTCCTGTTTCAATTAATTCAATATCAGGACCCCAAACCATATCTATAGTTCCACCACCCACATTAGACCCTAAGATCTCTTGAAGCGTGGAAGATGCAGTAGGAGTAGGAGCAAGCTTGTGTTCTAAGCTACCGAGCTTCCAAACTCGAATCTTAGAGATAGCTCCATCCAAAGCAGCCTTATCAGCTAACTTTAATCTATCATACAAGATAAGATCGTTAAAACAAGCATAGGTCATAGGATCAGCCCATTCTTGCCAATCATCTTTCTTATAGTAATACATAAATGTTTTATCTGGAGGAAGAAGTACTTTTTTATTTCCTAGAGCAGCATCTATAATTTCATCAGGGATATCCGCTACAATACTTCTTTCTACGTTATCTTGACTATTTTGCAACTGTCGAATATGTTGAGCTAAACGACGAGGTAAAGATATTGCATATTGTTTATTCCCAGTTAATGTAGATATTGGACCTCCAACAACTTCAATAGTCAAAGGATCAAGAAAATGGTACTGCCAGGGAATTTCTCCTTTTTGAAAGTCATCTGTCTTTAAGATGGCTGGCATATCAGGAGATGCTAATGATTGTTGCATCTGTAATCTTTTAGCTTTATTGACCTTAGCAGTCTTCATGCGAATAGGAACGTTTGCTTCACGAAGAAGCAGGTTGCAAAGTCTCTCAGAAACTTCTTTTCCTTTAACACGAACAAACCAGTCGTTATAAAATTTTTCTACCCTATGGTTCTGATGAACTAAGCGAACACCTTGACAAGCGAAATCTCCCATTAAATCGATAGCATTTCTAATAAGACCGATTCTACGATAGGCTAAACGAGCAAAAGCAATAATATCTTTAGGAGCAGTAGGAACCGCTTGATCCGGCCTAAACCAATCAAAATCAGCTTCCCTTAAACTAGGTCTTCCACTTAATGAACTAGTTAAGTCTGAAAAATCTCTAGTTCTGGAAGAGTACATAGCAGTAGCTGACTCTTGAATAGACTGGGTATAAGCAGCTAAAGCAGATGTTCTATCTGCCTTATTTTCCCAACTCATATAAGCAGCTTCTTTTCCTGTAACAGGAGTTCCCGTAGGTCGTTTTGCTTTAGACACTGTTTAAACCTTTTATAGAGAGAAGAGTAACAATACCTATTATATTGTACACCAATACATATTAATTCCTGCGAACAGCAAAGCATGTATTCTTATTTAAGTTCTCAGCCCAAGCCTGTCCCATATACATCTGACCTTGCGGTAGTTGTTTACTGGGAGATCCTGGAACCACAACCTGCCCTATAGTTCCATAGACAGGAGGAGGAAGTTCCCTATGTATAGTACGAGCTATCATATTAGCAATGACAATAGCACTATACCTATCCTTTCTCATACGCCCTTTTCTTCCGGTTTTAATCTTAATCTCAGGAGTATCAAACTTTTCACGTCCACCAGCCGTAACCGACATTACCACGGTGACTAGCTCATTTTTTAGCTCTTCGATCTCCATTACACAGTCTTCCAAGGTATCGTACAATCTAAGAGCATAAGAATCTCCTACCTTATCCTTTAATTGACTGAATGCTATTTTATCCTTCTCCGTCATCAGACTTAAGGTTAAAGTATCAAACCTCGGAAATAAAAGCACTTTATCCTCCATGTCCTTTCTCATTCCATGATTGGCTTGAGATGTCCATTCCGCCTTGGCAAAGTTAATAAGTTCTAATATATGGTCTCCAGCTATTTGATCCGTATCTTTTTCTTTTTCTTCGATAATAGGTAGGATCGGCCTTTCTCCTGGTTGTAACTTATCTATATCACGAAGGGACTCTGCTATAGTGTAACCAACTCACTGCGAATCAATTCCAATTCTTACACATGGAAAAGCTT